AGATCATCCACGGTTCGGACGTGTACTCGGTCGTCGGCTAAACGCTCTAGCGTATAAAAACCTAATATACGCACAACCGTATAACCTAATCTGTTCACTCCTCTCCCCATGTTCACGGAGAGTGAACCAGTAGTTCTAGTGAACACTGAAGGTAGGCACTTCCTTCTAAGTGCCGACAGCCGGAAAGACGGAAGTCGGGTGTCCCTGAGGGGGACGCAACCCACGCAGAGGCTATAGGGCGAGGGCCTATTCAACTCTTGCTCGTGACTGTCATTCAAAAAATTTGACTGAAAGGGAAAGTACATGAGTTTTTCCGTTACCACTGCCTTCGTACAACAGTACCGGGGCAACGTGCTTATTCTCAGTCAACAGAAGGGTTCCCGCCTGCGTCGGGCCGTTCGTGATGACGGTGATATCGTTGGTAAGAACGTCTACTTCGATCGTATCGGTGCAACCGCTGCGACCAAGGTGACGACTCGCCATGCCGATACGCCGCTCGCCAATACCCCGCACTCTCGTCGGAGAGGCTCTCTCGTTGACTACGACTGGGGCGACCTAATCGACAAGCTCGATAAGGTCAAAATGCTCGCGAGCCTGGAATCGCCTTACGCCATCAACGGCGGTAATGCGATGGGCCGAGCGATGGACGATGAGATCATCGAAGCCTTGGGCGGAAACGCCTTCGAAGGTGAAGATGGTTCTTCGATCATTGCCCTGCCGGCGGAGCAAAAGATCGTCGCTGGTGCCACTGGCCTAACGATCGCGAAACTCCGAAGTGCCAAGGAAATCTTGGACCTATCGGATGTCGATCCTGACGAGCCCCGCTATATCGTCGTGACTCCGAAGCAGATCACCAACCTGCTTGCAACTACGGAAGTTACTTCGAGCGACTTTAATACCGTGAAGGCCCTGGTCGCGGGTCAGGTGAATACGTTCTTGGGGTTCGAGTTCATCGTCTCCAACCGACTGAAGCTCGACGCTTCCGGCGATCGCCTCTGTTATGTGTGGGCGAGAAGCGGCGTTGGTCTCGGTATCGGTGCGGAGATCATGACCGATATCTCTAAACGTAACGACAAGCGAAACGCCACGCAGGTCTATATCTGCATGTCGCTCGGTGCCACTCGCGTTGAAGACGCGAAGGTCGTCGAGATCGCTTCCGTTGAAGCGTAAGAAAGGAGGTTGAAATGGCTGTAGAACATATCTTCAGTGATGAGTTCTTGCAATCCATCGAGACGAAACCCGCCTCTATGGTCCATGCCTCTTCGTGGCATGGCCGACTCCGAGTCGCTTACTTCAATAAGCTGACTGGTGTGGCTGGTGACGCCGACTCAACCCTCACGTTGGTTCGTTTGCCCGCAGGCCGAGTGAGAGTCCTAAAGGATCTCTCGAAGCTCGTTGCCTCCGCGGGTGTAGCGACCGCAACCTTGGACGTGGGTTTTAAGGAGTACACTCAGCCGGACGGCGTTATCGTCGCCGCTGAGGAAGACGCCTTCGTGTCCGCGTTCGATGTCGCTACGGGCGGGAAGGTCCTCTTCGACGAGGCCGCTGCTACCGTGCCGACTCGGGTCTTCGATACTCGCGATGGTCTTGACATCGTCGCGAAGTGGGAGACCGCAGGGTTCGCGGACGACGACACCATCGAGGGTTACGTTGTCTACGTTCTCGACTAAACACTAACGATCGTAACAATCGGCGGGGTAGGTTCGTTCAACATCGGCCTGCCCCGCTAGATTTCTCTCTCGGAGATCACCGCGAATGGCTTTTGCGGATGTAACCATTGCCAATAGTGCGTTAATGCAGGTCGGCGGTAAGAGGATCGAGTCTTTGACCGAAACCTCGACCGAGGCCAAGATCGTCAACGAACTCTTTGAAGAGGTTCGTCGAGCTGTCCTTACGGCACACCCTTGGAACTGTGCCATTCAGAGGGTCGTCTTGATTGAACTCTCTCCGCCCCCGTTCGGCTTCTCCCACAGATTTCAACTCCCCACAGACAACCTCCGCGTTCTCTCCCTGAACGCAACCTCCGACCCGATTGTCGCGAACGGTTACGTCATCCATGACGACGGATACCCCCGGTTCAAGATCGAGGGTAGTACCTTGGTGACGAACGACGACACCGCGAACATCGTCTACATTTTCTACAACAAAAATCCTCAAACCTATTCGCCGCTCCTGTACTCCGCGATGGCCGCTCGTCTCGCTGCTGAGATTGCCTGGCCGATCGCACGGAGTCGTACGCTCGTCGAGACCAAGTGGAACCTCTACAGCCAGAAACTTCAAGAGGCCCGCTCGATGGACGGCATGGAGGGCGAACACGACGCCTTCATCGGCGATCCTCTTGTCGCGGTTCGGTAAATGGCAACTCGCACCTATCCATTCCAGACTAACTTCACCGGCGGAGAGCTTTCTCCGAACCTGGCCGCTCGTGCGGACCTTCAGAAGTATCCGGCCGGAGCGAGGATAATCGAGAACACTATCCCGATCGCTCAGGGCGGAGCTGTCCGCCGGCCGGGGCTCCACTTCGTCGAGCGGGTCATCTTTCCGGTGCTGCCGACGACCGGGCATCCCATCCGCCTGCAAAAGTTCGAGTTCAATGTCTCACAGGCTTACGTCCTTGCATTCATCACAGGTCACGTTTTTGTCTTCGCGAATAACTCACCTCTGTTCGTCGACGTGCCGACTCCTTACTCCGAGGCTGATCTTTACGAGCTGGAGTTCGCTCAGTCGGCCGACGTTCTGGAGATCGCTCATCGCGACCATCCAATTAAGCAGCTTCGCCGCCTCGGTCATACTACCTGGGACCTGATCGACAAACCGATCAGTCAGTTCCCGATGCAGACCAAGACCAAAGAGCCGGCCATGACGCTGACTCTGAGTGCTGACTCTGGAGCTGCACAGACCGCCACGACATCTTCTCCCTACTGGTTGGCTGGCGACGTAGGTAAAATCATCCACGGTGTGTCTGCGAGCGGAACTACCGGCGAAGCGATCATCACCGCGATCAACAGCACGACCGAGGTCGTGATCGACATCCGCCGAAGCTTCAATGGCGATCTCTCTTACGCCGCGGACGAATGGTCTGTCGTAGGTACCGGCGGTGGAGGGGGCGTCTTCTGGGCACCTGGCGATCGATACACCAAGGACTCTCAAGGGACATTCAGGTCGAGTGCCTCGGCCTTTAAGTCAGAAGACATCGGCGACCATATCCTCGGATGGGGCGGGGCGATGCAGATCGACCTCGTCGACTCAACCACTCAAGCCCGCGGCAAGGTTCTGATCACTCTCACCGAGAAGGGCAAGAGCAATATTCCCTCGATCCTCTCACCGATCTGGCCGAACTCCGGTTTTCCAGGTTGCGTGACCTACTTCCAGGGCCGGCTCTACTTCGCCGCGAGCGAAGGGCTCCCGTTTACGATCTGGGGTTCAGAGGTCGGCTTCTTCGATAACTTCCGGCACTATGCCGGCCTGGCTCACGGCAGTCACTTGCCGGCGGTCGTAGCGAACGACCCGGTCTCGTTCGTGCTGTCCGACACGAACTTCGTTCACTGGATCATCGGGCTCAAGGTAATCTTTATCGGCGGTGCCGGCGGCATCCTCGTGATGAGCGGCGGTACTCTCCGTGAACCGATCAAGCACGACAACATCCAGGTCGTGAACGAGTCGGGGTTCGGCGTGGCTCCTCGTAGTCCAGTGATCGCGAACAGTTCTTTGATCTACATTCAGCGAGGGAGCCGTAAAATTCGAAGCTTGATCTACAGTCAAGATACCGACGGGTTCACGCCCCAAGACCTCACGATCTTTGCTGATCACCTTGGTGCGGCCGCAGAGTTCAATCAGATCGACTTCGCTCCGAACTTCCATAAGGGATACAACATTCCGATCCTTTGGGCCGTTCGTAAGGACGGCGAACTGTGCTCGCTCACTTACGAGCCCGAGCAAGAGGTCTTGCCTTGGGCCAGACACTTGAGCGGAACACAGGCCGAAGCGATCGACTTCGGTTACACTGCCTGCCCCTTCGATGCTGAAATACAGCAGCAATCTGTAGACTGGAACAGGTGCTACATTTACAACACCGGGATAAGCGGCAGTCTAGGTAGCAGCACCGCGGGCCAGTTTAACATTGTTCCAGGACCAGAGGTCAACGCAATCGCGACCGTCGGAATCTCGTCCGGTTTCGATATCAGCTATCCGCCCCTCATTAGCCAGTGGCAGGTCATCAGGTTTCGCGGGAACGATAGAACCCTCGCGACTGCGGTTCCTCTCCCGGTCGGCGATGCCTTCGAGTTTCCTCCGCAAGAGGGCCAGGCCGGCACTCCGGGCCATTCCGATGCTCTCGGTTATCTACTCGTTGGAGATTACACTCCGAGCGAAGGTAGCCAGGTGGGCGGCGTTCATGTCTGGTTCGACTGGAACACTCGGACGGCATACCCGATGAGGCACTCCGCCGGTGCCTACCTTGGCAAGTGGGCCAAGAGGGGAAACGATTTCTATCGCACTCTTCATCTAGGCGATCGCGACGAGATCATCCGATGGAACATGGCAAGTGCTCCCATGTCTGAGCCGGCGGCGAGCAACCTGGCCGTTGGCCATGCCCTTCTGGATATCTTCAGAACGGCCGACAAGCTTTGGGGACTCTCTACCACTGGTACGCTCATCGAGTTCGACCCTTCAACGCTGGCCGTCGTAACGACCTATGCAACCGGACTAACCGAGAAGCTGATCGGCTTTCATGCCGTCTCTGACACTCGGTTCTTCATCTTAGAAAATCGCGATACGTTCCAAGGTTTCGTTCACATGTTCGACCTGCCGAGCGAAACGCTCACTCAGTTGAACCCTAGCCACTTTGGGGATGGATGTCCGCCGGTGAGCGTCAACTCTAGCATCGCCGGCACAATAGGGTTTCATTTTGCGAGCGGATATTTCTATATCAGCGATGCCGGCCAGGGTGGCGGTGGAACGTCGACCGGCAGACTCGGCCCGATACTCTGCCCGGACGGTTCATCGATCTACGGAGGGTTCGACTTCTAATGAGTAGTATAAGGCACAACGTCCTGTCTGTCTGTTCGATCCCTCACCCGGACGGCGACAGGACTCAAACCTGGGTCGCCATGCACCGAAAGAACTGGGCCGGCGAGGATATCTACTCGATCGAGTATTTCGATGAAGAGCTGAACGTCGACTCCGGGCTCACTTACGACGGCACGATCGACGACGCGGACATTACTCTCGCGGCCGATTCAGGTGAGGGCGTGGACGTAACCGCTACCGCGGCCGTTTTCGCGGCCGGCGATGTTGGCAAGGCGATCAAGGCGGTCGCTGCCGACGAACAGGTCGCCCTCGGAATCATAACGACCTTCAATAGCTCGACTAGCGTGACGGTCGACATTACCGGCACCTTCCCCCGCCTGACTTTCTTGGCCGGCGAGTGGGGCCTGGCGGTCGCGAACGTCACCGGACTCGACCATCTCAACTTCTTTGAAGTCAGCATCGTGGGGGACGGTATCGTCTATCCCGTTCAGTTCA